TAACAGGGAGGCTGCGGTAAACACTTTTAGAGTTGCTGTAAGACCTGACGGGGCTACTTTGGCTAATGAGCATTATTTAGCTTATGACGTTAGCATTGCAGCAAATGACACTTTGACACTCACATTGGGTATAACAATGGATGCGTCTGATTTATTAACTGTTGGTGCAAGCGATGCAAATGTATCTTTTAGTTTATTTGGCAGTGAGATATCTTAAATGTCTATAGTTTTAGCATCAAACAGTGGCAGTGAAGGTGGTAAATTCAAAACTGTATCAGCAACTGCTGGAACGGTTACTGTCACTACTTTTCAGCCTGACTACTTAGTTGTAGCGGGCGGCGGTGGTGGTGGTAATAACTACGGCGGCGGTGCTGGCGGGGGCGGTTTTCAAACTTTTTACTCTACAGATCGTAACGGTGGTTCTTTTAATGATGTAACTTTTCCAATAGATTGTGCCGTCGGTATTGAATATACCGTAACCGTTGGAGCAGGTGGTAGCTCAGGTTCAACAGGTTCAGATAGTGTATTTTCAACAATAACCGCTAAAGGCGGTGGTGAGGGTGGAACATTAGATAATACTGACGCTGCGTCAAGGGACGGCGGAAGTTCAGGTGGTGGTGGAGCTAGAATTGGTGGCACTAGTGCTGGGACACAGTATGCACGTCAAGGCAACAAAGGTGGAGCTGGTGGTGGTGTTGGTTCTGGAGTTGGAGCCGCAGGCGGCGGCGGCGGTGCTGGTGGAGGCGGTGGTGCTGGCGATAATAGTGGTTTAACAACAGGTGGTAATGCAGGAACAGGTAGAAACTCAAATATAACAGGTAGTGCAGTTGGTATGGCTGGTGGCGGTGCTGGCGGGGCTGGTAATAACTCGGTTCCAAATAATTCAGGTAATGAAGGAGGCGGAAATGGCGGATCTAATCAGAACGGTGTTGACGCAAATGCAGGCACTGTGAACACTGGAGGCGGCGGCGGCGGCGGTCGTGCTGGTGGCGGCGGAGGGGCTGGCGGAAGTGGTTTAGTAGTTTTAAGATTTCCAACTGCTGATAGGTCCATAACTGTTGGTGCTGGTTTAACTTCATCAAGTGCTACTGATGGTTCAGACACCGTTGTTTCGTTTACAGCTGGCACAGGAACGGTTGTATTTTCATAATGGCACACTACGCATTTTTAAATGACAGCGATGAGGTTATTGAAGTAATTACTGGCATTGATGAAAATGAAACAGCAACCTTGCCAGATGGTTTTGCAAATTGGGAGGCTTTTTATTTATCAATGCGTCCAAATGCAGTGAAGTGTTTAAGAACAAGTTTTAACACTTTTCAAAATAATCACGTTTTAGGTGGCACTCCTTTTCGTGGTAATTATGCAGGTGTGGGTTATATTTATGATGAAGATGATGATTTTTTCTACCCGCCAAAGCCTTTTAACAGTTGGGTCAAAGACTCAACAAACGTTAAATGGGTTGCACCTATAGCTTGTCCTGGTCAAGAAATTTTGTATTCCTGGGATGAAGATTCTTATCAAGCAGATAATTCAACTGGTTGGGTGGAGCTTGTTTAAAAATAAATTTTAAAGTACATGCTATAGTTTGTTTGTGGAAGTTAAAGTCATACCAAAAATCGATAAATATAAAGAAATATTAAAACTTTATCCGCCGCAAAGTTCTAATAAGTTTTTACCAAATTGGTATAAAAAACAAAAAATAGGAAACCAACTAGACACTTTTAAGCATTTTAATGGTCATCCGCATGAAGGTGTCATGACCGCTAAGAATTGTCCAGCTATCCAGGATTATTTAACTAGTGGATTTATTATTCCAACTTGGTTTAATATGACTTTTACAACTAGTCTTGATGAGCACGGTCAAAAAGTGCAAAGTTGGGACACTTCAATCCGCAAGTCTTATGATGATAAAATTGAATATCATATTGATGACCATATTTTAGACCAAACTGTTTATATGGATATTGGCAGGACTGTTGATAACAGAATATTAAAGTTTCAACTTCCTTATGTTTTTAAAATTCCTGACGGTTATAACATAATGTATCAAGACCCGTTTTATCATTTTAGAAAAGATATTAGGTGTTTGACAGGAATTGTTGAGGGAGATAAATGGGGATCAATTGCTTTTCCTTTTGAAATATTAAAAGACGAGTTTGAGTTAAAAGCTGGCACTCCCTTGGTTCATTGTTTTTTGTATAAAAGAGAAAATTATAACCTAGACTTAAATATTGAACCTGACCCAACCAAAAAGGAATATGACGAGATTCAACTGGCTTATAAAAAATTGCATATTTCAGGTAAAACTTACAAAACCGATAAAAATTGGGGCAGTTATTTAAGTTAAAATTTAGGCCACGTTTTTGCCTTGGTTTTAATGTTTAAAATTAATCTATATGAAGTTAAAAGTAGTTAGGACTCAACTTGGTTCTGATGCAACAAATGGCACGCTTTACATTGATGGTGTTGAGGAGTGCTTTACTCTTGAGGATGAAGTTCGCAGTGGGCCTAAGGTTTACGGCGAGACGGCCGTTCCTGCTGGTAAGTATGAGATAACTTTTAGAACCATCGGCGGTTTTCACACTAAAACTAAAAAATATTACGATTCACAGCACGCTTTTGGTCCTGGTTGGCATCAAGGTATGCTTTGGATTCGTGACGTTCAAAATTTCCAATTCATATTAATTCATCCTGGAAACGATCAATTTGACACCTACGGGTGTCTGCTGGTCGGCCAAACTCAGGAGGACCTTGATAAAAATAAAGATGGTTTTATTGGCAGGTCCAGGGCTGCGTATGAGGCCTTGTATCCAAAAGTTCGAGATGCTTTGCTTGCTGGCGAAAAAGTGACCATTGAATATGTCAATCTAGGCCAGGTTTTGCCTGACCCTGGTAATGATAAAATTGATAAAAATAAGGAGCATCTGTTGTCTAAAGGTGATAATGGTTTAAATGTACAATTTTTGCAGACGTTACTGCTTAATTGGGAGGCTGATTGCCTACCTAAGTTTGGAGCTGACTCTGACTTTGGCGGCGAAACTGAGGAGGCTGTAAAGTCATTCCAAAGCGAAAAAAAATTAGAACCTACTGGCTCAATCAATTTTATGACCGCAGTTGCTTTAACTAAATATATTTAGGAGCAATAAATGGATTTCAAAGATTGGGCCATGAAAGTTGGGATTAGAACTCTCAGGACTTTCATCCAGGCTTTTCTTGGTATTCTAACTGCATCGGGGACTGGGATGGTTGAGATGGATGTTTTGACTAATGCACTCGTTGCTGGAGCTGTCGCTGCTGTGACCGCTTTACAGAATGGCCTTGAAGAGTGGACGCCAAAAAATAAAGGCTAAATTAAATTAATTTAGTTAAAAAATTAAATACTATATTTCGTGTTGGGTTAGTTATTTTCTTGATTACTCCGTTCCCAGTCTTTGCTGACCATGTACCAACCCAGCCGCCATATGACCAATCGTTAGCTTTGGATTCTACGACTGGTGATTTAACTGTTGGCATTTACTCGTCTGATGGTTTTGAGGACTCCCCGCCTACTAAATACACCATATTTTTCACGATCTCTGATTCTGAGATTGACACTTCTAGTTCGTTTTGCGTATCAACTTCTTTTGGTCATGGTCAAAACTTAACCTGGCAGTATTTTGTTTTTAAGCTCGATGATTTAAAAACCTATTTTGAAAACCCTTATGGAACTTTTAGGACTAGGATTCGTGCTGATAATGACACCGATAATTCTTTTAGCACTCTAACTGAGGAATTAACCATTTTTATTCCAAATCAGGAGCCTTTTGTTGGTTCTGCTGATTGGTCTGCACCAAGTTCTACTTGTTTCGATACTTCAACAACGACAACAACTTCGTCAACTACTTCGTCAACTACTTCGTCTAGCACCACTTCGTCAACTACTTCGTCTAGCACCACTTCGTCAACGACAACTATGCCACCAAAGCCTGAACCTCCACCGCCGCCGCCAACTACTACTACGACTCTTGCACCAGTGATTGTAAAAATTGACGGTGAGGAAGTGGAATATACCCAGGGTGAGCTTGAGGATGGAACCATTGACCGAGATAAAGAAAGGGCTGAAAATGAAAACCTTTACGGTTGTTATATGACTAATGCTCAAATTGAGCGAGGTGATTGCGATGTTTTTAATGATGGTAAATCAAGCGATCAAAAGGATGAAACTCTTGAAATTAAAAATGATGATGACTTTGTTAAAGATGAAAATGCAGGCGAAAATTTGGAGCCTGAAAATGAAAGCATTTTATCTGATGTGGAGATTCAAGAGTTAGAACTTGAGGCTGAAAAAGAAGCCGAAATCAAAAAAGAATTAGAGGACTCCCCTCTTGCTGAAATAATTGGCGATGATGATGAAAAGGTCCAGGAGTTTGTTGACACCATGAAAAAAATTGAGGAAGAGACCGACTTCGATTCTTTAGGTGTTGAGGATGAAGTGATTGTAGTTGACGTTCCTGATGACTTTGAGATTGTAATTGTTGAGCCTGAAGTTAAGGAAACACCACCAATAATTGAGGACTTTGAGTCTGATGAAGTCCTGGAGCCTAAAAAAGAAATAATTGAAGTTGTTGAGGATGTCATTCCTGAATTGCCTGATCGTGAAACTGAAAACGTTGAGGAAGTTGTCGAGGAGTTTGTTGAGTCGCTTAAGCCTGAGACCAAGGTGGAAATAATAGAAGATGTTGTTGAGGTTGGTGTTGAGGAATTGACCGAGGAGCAGGTTGCTGTTGTTGCTGAAGTTGTTGAGTCTGCAATTAATGACGTTGAGGATTTAACCGAGGAGCAGGTTGCTGTTGTTGCTGAAGTCCTTGGCCTTGAGGAGTCTAATGATGTTGCTGTAATTGCTGAGGCTGTAAAGTCAGATAAAGCTGTTGCTGAGGCTGTTGAGGTTTTTGTTGAGCGTGCTGTTCAGAATGCTAACGTTGAGGACTATAACTTGTCTGATGTTGTTGTTGAGGTTCAAATTGAGGAGTTTCTTGAAAATCCTGCTGTAATATTCCAGGTGGATTTTGATGAAATTGTTTTCTCTAAATTGGGCGATGACCTTACTAATCAACAAAAAGAAAAGGCACAGGAGGTCGTCGTTCCTGTAATTATTGCTAGTCAGATAATATCGGCTAGTGTTGTGCCGTTTAGGAGGATAAGATGAAAAAAATAATAGGGCTGCTGAAAAAACTTAATTTCAAAATGTTTAGTTTTGGTAAGTTTTTCAAATGGCTTAAAAGCATATTAAAAGAGACACTGGCTCAAACTTTTACATTGCTTGGTTTTTTTATTGCATGGTTGACTTTGACTGGAACAGCCAAGGACATAGTTGGTGTTGCTATAATTGTGTCGCTTGGTCTTTGGTTATTGACCATTGGCTTTAGAAAATAACCGAGGAGGTTTTTGCTAAGTTTATTAATTGCTTGCTCTTTGTCTTTGCCTGCAACGACTAACGATGTTGCGGTTTATCAGCATTGTATGGACCATCAAGATGTTTGGGTCCTGGGGAGCAAGTGGTCTGATTTAGTTGAGGAACATTTTAAGCCTGAGGATCATGAAACCGCTTATCGTGTTATTGGTTGTGAAAGCAACGGGTTTGCGTCTGCTAAAAATCCAACATCAACAGCAAAGGGTTTATGGCAGTTTATTGATAAAACCTGGACCTGGGTGGAGTCCGTGTTAAAAATTGAGGGATCTGCATATGACCCTTACCTCTCTACCCGATATGCATCATTTTTAGTTTACAAAACAGAGCAAGGCTGGGGTCATTGGTCTGAGTCTGCTCATTGCTGGGAGGCACCTAATGAAAAAATTGAACCTACAGAAATTAATTAATTTAAAATACGAGCTTTACTGGGAGTTTTACTGGTGGCTTGACTCTTTAAATAACAAAATTTATAGAAAGTTAATCAAAAAAGAAAAGGACCGACCTAAGTTCTTATAGTTATGGTAATATCACGCCATGGTTAGCAACGAAATTAAGGAGGTCGTTATGAGTAAAAAACCTAGGCGGGTACAGCCACCCGTCGTTATAAAGCTACCTAGTGATCCGCAGGTCAATTGGACTAATGGTGAGCTGGTAATTACGGACCGTCAACTTAATAACTTCTTTGTGGAAGTTAAAAAGCACTGGGACCGTAAGCTCTTGAGGAAACCTAAGAGTCGAGTTGTCCGTCTCAATGAGGCGGTCGATAAAGTTCTTGAGGCTAAGCAAGAGGTCGAGGACATCAAGTATGAAATTGAGGAATGGAAAGAAAACCTTGAAGGCACCAACTTTGAGGGTACCTTAAAATATGAAATGCTTGAGGAGTGCTTGCAGGGCCTTGAGGAGGTCTTTGACCAACTTGAGGAGGTCACTTACAGTGATGGTGACATAATTTTTCCTGGTATGTTCGACTGAGCAGGGATCTCAAGTCACTGAAAATCAAAGCCAGGCCTACGGGCCTGGTTTTTTTATGCTTATTTAATTGAATATAAAAATATGCGTTTAACTGCTCTCACGTTGCGTTCTAAGGCGTTAATGTTGTTTAGGCCACCGTTATGCGTAGGTACATTAAAAACGTCTTAGAGTGGCTAAAAGTGGCCAGTACAGACGGTTTTAGGCACTGTTTTTTTGTTAGACACGTTTTAGTCTTGTCTAGGCCACTAATACGAATATCATTGTTGCTATAAGTATTCTTGGCGTAAGTAAAAAAAGAAAAGGATATTTTATGGCTACTTTTGTATTCACTGATGCGTCAGTGACTATCAACACAGTTGATTTAAGTGATCATGTTCGTTCCGTTACCCTGGATATCTCAGCTGAAGAGCAAGATGATACGGCCATGGGTTCAACTTTTAGGTCAAGAAAAGGTGGATTGAAGGATGCGAGCTTGAGTCTTGAGTTCAACAGTGATTTTGCAGCTAGCGAAATCGATGCAACTATATTTCCAATACTTGGGACATCAGTTGCTTTTGTAGTTAAACCTACAAGCGGTGCAGTTAGTTCTACTAATCCAAGTTATTCAGGTAACTGTTTAATAACTCAGCACGTTCCTGTTGGGAATGCCGTTGGGGATTTGGCCACGACTTCCGTGACCTGGCCTACAAGCGGAACCATCACGAGAGCTACGAGTTAATCGTGGCTGGAACATCAGGGTTACACCAGCTCACTTTGGTGTATGTAGATGAAACTAAGCAAGAGCTTGATTTAAGGCCGATTGACTTTGTTGCTGTTGAGCGTAAATTTGGAACTCGTCCAGCTGCTGAACTTCAAAATTTAGCATTTGAGGAGTTAATGTATTTATGCTGGCACGCATCTAAGCGTTTAGGTGTATCTGAGTCATTTGATAAATGGCTAGAAGGCGTTGCATCTATTGACGGTCTTGAAGGGGATGATTCCCCAAACTAGATGAGGGTCACTTTGTCAGTTTAATTTGCGATGTCGCAGTTGCTGCGGGTTTATCCCCAATCGAGGTGGCTCATCTACCGATCGAGTATTTTGTTGGTTTACAAAATTCACTAGTAAAACGAAATGAACAGGAAAGGCAAGCGAGCAAGTAATGGCTAAAGGTATAACCAAACAGACAACTGGCTCAGGTATTGCTGCGACTGGTCTTAATGATGTAATTTCTGGACTTAAAGGCTTGGAGCAAGCTGGCGAGATTCGTAAGGAGTTCAGGGGTTTTCATAAGTCATTGGCCAAAGAAGTTGAGGCTAAAACACGAGCTGAGGCTTTGCGGCAACGTGAGCAGGGTGCTGCTGTACCTAAAAGACAGCGGGGTTCTGCTGGTTATGTTGGTAATGGTACCGATAAAACTGCATTTTTAGATATCCGTAAAACTAACCAATTTGTTAGAAACCTTGAGTTTGGTCGTAAATATCAATTTATACCAAACCTTGTAGTTGGTCGAACTAAGGAAGGTTCGTCAAATACGTTGAGTAAGACGCAGCGTGGTGTTGTTGGTCGTGCTAAACAGCCAGGTGTTGCTCTTAATAATCGAGGGATCAAGGGTTCTTATTATCCTGCTGAAAAAATGAAACGTAGAGTTTTTAAGGAGTGGGTTGGTGATTTTTGGAGTCGTCAGGGTGGTTTTCCTGAAGGGACTAAGTATGGCGGTTATGTTGCTGAGAAAACAATAGCCAGGGTAGTTCCTGGACTTTCTTTGGAATATAGCGATCAAATGTACGGAATTGTAAAAAAGGCCATCAAAGGTAAATAATGGAAAAGAAAACATTAAGGTTTGAGTTTTTAGCGGACACTAAAAAGTTTTTAGGTAAAGTTGGAGCCGTCGGTAAGAAGTTTGAGGCCCTGGGCCAAGACATGAACCGTGTAGGCGGCCAAATTAATAAAGTTTTTGCAGGCATTGGTGTTGCTGCTGGTGCTGTTGCTACTAAAGCTATCGGTGAGTTCCGTGCTTTTGAGGATGGCATGAATGAAGTATTTACTCTTTTGCCTGGCATCACTTCTGAGGCTATGGATCAAATGTCCGCAGATATTTTAACGTTATCTAAAGAGATTGGCAGGCTACCTGAGGATGTTATTCCATCTCTTTATAACTCTTTGTCTGCTGGTGTACCACCTGGAAATGTTTTTGATTTCTTAGAAACTGCGAATAAATTAGCTGTTGGTGGTGCTACTGATTTAGGCACAGCTGTTGATGGTTTAACTACGGTTGTCAATGCTTTTGGTTCTGACATTATCAGCGTTGGTGAGGCATCCGATATTATCTTTACTGCTGTTAAGGGTGGTAAGACCACGGTTGAGGAATTGTCCAACGCTATGTTTAACGTGGCACCAATTGCAGCATCTATGGGGATTGCTTTTGGCGATGTTACTGCTGCGACGGCTACATTAACTGCTGCTGGTACTCCGACAAGTGTTGCAATGACTCAGATTCGTTCTGCTTTATCTGAACTAGCAAAGCCAACAAGTCAGATTTCTAAATTATTTACTGAACTAACTGGTCAAAGTTTTGAGGAGTTCATTGCTGGCGGTGGAAATATGAAAGAAGGTTTTGACATAATCAAGGCTGGAGCTGAGGCTCAGGGTAAACCTTTAGCTCAGTTTGTTGGTTCAGTCGAGGCTCTTGGTGCTATTCAAACCTTAACGGGTAAAGGTTCCGAAAAGTTTGCTGCTGAACTTGAGGCTGCTGGTAACGCTGCGGGTGCTACCGAGGCTGCTTTTACGCAAGGTGCAAGTGGTATTGGTCTTGTCCTGGACAAAATAAGGGCAGCTATAAATGTTTTTGTAATTGAGATAGGTCAAAAGTTAGCACCTGTTCTTTTAGAGTTTATTGATAAGGCACAGGCTGCATTTCAAAATTTACAGCCAAGGGTTAAAGCATTTAGCGATAATGTTAAGGAGTTTATTGGTTCTGCTCAGTTTCAGGGTTTAATTAATAACATACGGGTTTCATTTGAAAAACTTGAGGAGCGTTTAACGCCTGTATTTAAACGTATTAATGATTTTTTCAAAGAAAACCCTAAGGTTGCCTTTACTGGTCTTGCTGTAATTATTGGAGGGATCTTGCTGGCATCTGTTGTATCTCTTGCTGGTGCGGTTGCTGCTTTGTTTAGTCCATTTGTTTTGATTCTTGGTGCTGTTGCTGCTTTGGCTGCTGGGTTTCGTTTTGCTTATGACAATGTTGAAGTGTTTAGGGACTTTGTGGACCGTTCAGTTGCTTTTATGCGTAACTTGTTTAGTAGTTTTGTAGCATTTTTTAAGGGTGAGGGTTTTCAAAAGGGATTCGAGAATGCTGTTGGTGCTGTTACTGGATTTTTTAATAAATTAAAAGATTACTTTATGAGTTGGGTTGATTTTTTAAAGGGTCTGTTTACTGGTGACGTAAATTTAGCAGTTGAGGGTTTAAAAGGTATTTTTAATGGTTTATTAGAATTTTTCCGTTCAGGCTGGGATATCGTTAAAGTATTAACTTCAGCGATCGTTGATGGATTAAAAAAAGTGAAAGATTTTATAACTCCAAAATTAAAAGATTTTGGGAAGTCATTTTTAGAAACTATTTCGACGGTTCTTAAAACATCAGCTGGTGTTGTATTTGAAGGGGTCAAGTTTGTGTTTAATAAAGTAATTGATAAAATTAATGGTTTTATTAATTCTTTAAACTCAGGACTTGGTTTTTCATTTTTCGGCATAGATATAGACCCGCCTGACCTACCTAACATTCCACGCTTGGCCAAGGGTGGTATTGTATCTCAGCCAACTACTGCCTTAATTGGCGAACGTGGGCCTGAGGCTGTAATTCCGTTGTCGAGAGCTGGCGGCAACCTTGGCCAGACCAATGTAAACATCAACGTAAATGCAGGGATGGGGGCTGATGGTGCTAGCATCGGTCGTCAAATCGTTGAGGAGCTTAGAAAGTTTGAACGTTCAAATGGTCCACTTCCACTTCGTATTTCAGGCTTTGATGTCATCTAATGGCTGCACCAACTCTTAGGGTTCGCTTTGGGTTTACTCCAAATGTTTTCACTTTGGATGATGCGATTCGTGGTCGACTCGACTCAGGGAATGTTCTTGGGGGTGCTGTTACTCTTACTGATGTTACTTCTTACATTCAATCTGTTTCAATAAATCGAGGAAGGTCCAGGGATCTCAACTCGTTTTCGGCTGGTACTGCTCAAATTGTTTTAGAAAACTCTACCGATGGCAGGTTTAACCCTGCTAATGCAGCAGGTCCTTATTATCCTGGAATTGAACCATTGATTCAGGTCGTAGTTGATTGTTTGGTTGCTGGTGAGTCGACTTACACTAATCTTTATACTGGTTTTGTTACTGACTGGGTTACTCAATATCCAAATAAAACAACATCTAAGGTGCAGGTATCCTGTTCTGATGCTTTTGTTAAATTAGCAAATATTGAGACCAGTTCTTTGTCTGTTAGTTCTACTGACTCAGGTTCTATGGTTTCATCTATCTTGTCTAATGCACAGGTTGCGTTTTCAGGTTCTACTTCAGTCGACACTGGTAATTCAATAATGCAGTCGATAAATAAATCAAATAATGTTTTATCTTTACTTCAGGAAATTGAGAAAAGCGAGAACGGTGCATTATTTGTTGGTGCTGATGGAACTCTAAACTTTAAAAACAGGCATTCGTCATTTCCTACTACTTCGTCTGTTGTTTTTTCTGATGATGGTTCTGATATTCCTTATCTTGAGGTAAACCAGCCTGTTGATGATGATTTGATTTATAACGTTATTAACTTAAAAAGAGAGGGCGGTTCGACTCAGTCTGCTGCTGATGTTGCTAGTCAGGCTAAATATTTAAAGCGTTACCTGGAGCGATCAAATCTTTTAAATTCAACTGATGCTGACGTGGCTACTGCTGCTTTGTTTTTGTTGGCTAAATTTAAAGATGCTTTGCCTAGGTTTTCGTCAATGGTGTTAAATGTTGACACGTTGTCTGCTGCTAATCAGCTGAATGTTCTAGGCCTTGAATTATCAAGCGGTATAAAAATCGAAATAACTCCGCCTGGTGAGGGATCTCAAATTGCTAGAGAGTCAATAATTGACGGAGTTAATTTTGCTATAACCCCTGATGACTTCGTTATTCGCTTTAATGTGTCTGATGCAGTCAACTCTGCATTTTTCCGCCTAAACTCTACCGCTTATGGTCAATTGGACGATGACCGCCTTGGTTACTGAAAGTCGGCCAAAAGTCGGCCAAATGGTGTTGATAAAGGGTCTAAAAACTAAATAAACCCCGCGTTAACGGGGTTTATCCAATAAAGGTCGGCAGTGTCCTACTCTCCCCAGGCTTTGTGGACGGTGTGGAACCCCTGGAAACTATGGATTTAATGTAAAGAAAACGGCCTTTTTATAGGCTTTGTTATTCCAGGATTTCTTTTATATCCAATAATTTCATTAATTCCAGGTTAAAGTCGGCCAAAAGTCGGCCAAAAATATAACATTTTATTTGCAAATAGCCAATGATTATGGTCTTATTAACACATGGTTAGCAACAAAAATAAGGAGGTCGTCAAAATGGACGCAATTAATTTAACCTATCCAATCATGAGTACAATGCCTGGTAATGTCAGGCTCTCTACTTGGGAGTATCAAGCGATCGCTGAGGAAGTTCTCGGCGTTCTTAAAAGAGGCAAGTCAAAGAATGTTCTTATGCTTAGCATTGAGGACTCTTTGCCGCATAATGTTAAGCTCTCAAACTTTGAGCTTAATCAAATGGCTGACGCTTGTCAGGAAGCCTGGGACCGTTTAAATGGACCAAATTTCATTGTAAAAACTTATAATGACGAGGGTCGTTATGGTGGTTGTGGCTACTTTGAGACTCTTACCGACGCTATCGAGTATAAAATCCGTCAAGAGGATTGTGACCGTGTGGCTAAGGTCTACCGTCTTGTTGAGTTTGAGGAGGTTCAATAATGTCTGCTGTTAAAACTTGCAAGCATGGAGCTCGTCTTTATGACCAAACTGGTCAAGGCGATTGGTTCCATGCTGAAAAATGCGACACTGGTTGTCTGCCTGTTCCGAGTGACCCTGGTCATTTTAAGTTCGACTCTTATATCGAGGACGTTGGCGATGGCTCTTTTGTTGAGTGGTTCGAGTGTGGTCATCATGGGGAATGCGACGACTATATTCGTGTCGTTGCTGGTCCTGAGACTTGTTGTAAGTGTGGCTATGGTTTTGAGGATATTGAGGACTTGTTTAGTCCGCAGGACCGTGTTGAGTCCTGGCGACATGTTCTTTGTCCTGGAGGTGATATCTAATGGCATCGTCAAGGATTCGTAAAAGACAAAATAAAAATGGCGTAAAGTATCAGGCTGTTGTTGAGGAAAAACACGAAGGCCGTAACGTTGTTATTTGGTCAGGAACTTATAAAACTAAAGGTGACGCTCAGGCAGCTGCTGCTGAATATCTTGACGGCGTAAATAAAGGAACTGTTCGCCATATCGTTGACAAAGCAACTTTTAAAAGTTTTTGTTTAAATGTTTGGCTACCGTCTTGTCGTTTAAAGGTTGAGCGTGCTGAAACCATGCGAAAGTATGAAATGTATTTTAATAACCACTGGGTTGACCATTTTGGTTCTCTTAAAATGACTCAAATTGAGCCAATGATTCTTAATCGTTGGCTTGAGTTAAAAAAGGCAGAGGGTTTGTCTGTTGGCTATCTTGCTCGGATGCAGGGGGTTCTTAGCTCTGTTTTTGAGTTGGCCGTGGAAACTAACGCCATGGGAACCAATCCAATGAAAAAGAAAAGCACAGCCAGGGTTAAAATACCCAAGTCAAACCGTGACGCTTATTCAATTGAGGAAGTTCGAGGGATCCTTGAATTTATAAAAGCAAATGACGGCATCCGTCGTGACTATTTTTTCTTTTATCTTGCTTTGACCACTGGACTTCGTCGTGGGGAGCTTTGTGGTATCCGTCTTGAGGATATTAATTATTCTGCTGACGGTTCTATTGCAACTATTCAAATAAATAAGCACGTAGAAAAAGTTAGGAACGGTGGCCGTACTGTTGACTTTGTCGGGTCCAGCTCAAAAAAGAACCATAACCGCTTGGTTCCGCTTGACGTTGGGTCGACCCTGGAGCTTAAAAAGCACCTGGAGCGTTGTCACAATGGCCAAGTTTACGGTCGTGCTTGGAACTCTAACAATGATGACCGTGATTTGTGGTCTAATGATGGCTGGTTATTCCATCGTGGTAATGGTCGGGCTGCTTATCCTGACTCATACACGGCTGCATTCAAACGTTACTGTAAGCAGGGCGGTTTTCGTTACATGGGCTTGCACGCAACTCGCCACACCGTGGCTACTGGTTTGCACCGAGCTAACGTTCCGATTGGTACGTCTGCTACTCTTTTGGGTCAGACTCCTGAAACGTTTTTACGCACTTATGTTCACATCTCTGATGAGGACCTTGTTGCTGGTCAATCTAAATGGGCCGATGAACTAAACTAAGGATTCGACAGCCTGGATAATCCTGGTTGTTAACCAAAAGAAAAGGCCCTGGTTTATCCAGGGTCTTTTTGATTCATATTGTGAAGTGCAATTTCTAAATAGCGTTTAGGCATCATGTTGATAAATTTTTCAAAATCCGCAAATGTAACGATGTATATTGCTTGTTTAAAATTAATGTAGACGGTTCTAAGGGTCAAAGGTGTTTGTCCATTATCTTTAATATGCGACATCCAATCTGAGAAAATCTCAAACTCAGTATGTTTTTGCGATAAACGGTGTAGTACTAAATCTCTAACAAATGTAAATTTATTATTTGCTGGGTCGTCTACGAATAAGTCCATATTCTCATCTAAAAATAAAGTATCTTTTAAAAATTCTTGTAGTGCTTCAAAGTTCCGAACGTCTT